AAACCTCACGCATCGTGGGTAAAAAATACTTCAACTGCACAATGGCAGTCACCAATTGGTGATGCTCCTGCATTAACTGCAGAACAACAATCACAAAATGATGCTGGTACACATTCTTGGGGCTATGCTTGGAACGAATCAGGCCAGTCTTGGGACTTGACAGACGAAATGGCATAATTTATATTTGGTGGTGGTATGCAAAAGAAAGTATTATCAGAAGTAAGTTTATATTACGGTGATGTGGCAATGCCTAAAGATTGGGACATTGACCGAGATAAATTATCAGGCGACATCTTACAATCACAAATTCAAAACAAAGATTTTCCATTCTCACGAACTTGGGATATGTTGAATACTTATATGCGAGATCATATTGGTCTTGAATATGGTATCAATTTAGTTAACAAAGAAACGTGGGGAAATATCTATAAACCTGCGGAAACTACAATTCCATTATTAAATATTGATCCAGTAGATCTTCGAAACTCACCAGACTTTACATTATTATATGGTGTAAAAGTCAAAGACTGTATGGTTAGAATACATTTTGAAGATAACAGACGTAAGGGAAGAAGTTGGGATATAGAACTTACCAATAATAAATTCATAATGTTTCCATCAACTAATATGTATTACTTAACCAATAATCAAAAGGATAGTTTAAATTTCGTACAAACTATAACGTATGAATATATCTAATTATTACTGGTATTTTAGTGGTGTTCTTACACCTAGATTCTGTGATGAAGTTATTAAATATGGATTATCACAAGCTGAAACTATGGCTAGAACTGGTGGTTATGGTGATAGAGAACTTACTAAAGAAGAAGTAAAAGATATGAAAAGAAAAAGAAACTCGGATTTAGTATGGCTTAATGATAAATGGATATATAAAGAATTACATCCATATGTCCACGAAGCAAATGAAATGGCTGGTTGGAACTTTGATTGGGAAAGATCAGAGTCTTGTCAATTTACAAAATATAAGTTAAATCAATATTACGATTGGCATTGTGATAGTTG